ATAATCCAAAAACTACCAATCCACATACTAAACACAATACACCACATCCATGCAAGCACTTGTAGTACCATGTGTCTCACATTCAAATCTGGAATATGTCTCAATGGATTTCTATCCATATTCATTACACCATTCCAACTATCTACAATAAAACTTCTCACTGGATAAACTCCTTTTTCAAATGTTACCTTTAGAGGGTAGTGTGCATCAACAACATCTTTGAAATCAATAGCGTCATATACATCAGTAAAATACTGAACTACCTTCTGTTCCTTAAAATATCCTGTTACTCTGTACATTGCTCTTTACCAGAACATTCTGCCGGGAAGCAATGGCCCTTCATAAAGTAATGTTCGTTCTCGTAATCAGATTTCCACATACCATCATCCATAAGTCTTTCGCACTGTGTTTCTGAGAACGGCTGTTGCATTGCAATCTGTCCTATATAATTCTCTGTACCAGAACCATCGATTCCCCACATTGTAATTACAAATATAAATTCTTTCATCATCCTGCTTTCATAATTAAGTGGTAGGTTATTCTGTTACTAGGAAACCTACCGAAACCCTATCCGATTATGCTGCTAGAGCAAAATCTTGAGGTGCAAAGTTATCGTTTGCGTTTAGTTTTTTTGGATTATTAGGCATCCATCCCACAGCTCTACTCTTTCCTATTACCATCAGTCGATCCTAGTTCGCCCCCATCATAATTACTTGATTTACCAACACCAGATAGATATCTTACTGGTGTCTTTTCTTGTATCTTAAACAGTTTTATAAAAAACTCTGTTAGTCTATCAAACATATTGTCCTCAAGTAATTATGGTGGAGGCGTTGGGTACTGCCCCCAAGTCCTGTCTAGCTTTCAGATTGTATCAACAAACTGTACTATATTTATACCATAGTGGTGTTTACAAGTCAATAGATTTAAGTAAGTTAGTTTCAATACCTTGTTTTGCCTTATCAAAAATATTACTGTTTACCTCTAATCCTTTACCAACAGAAATAAAACAAGTATATTCATTTGATGGTATAAATTCTAAGATAGTAATAGTTCCTGTGTCTACATTACCAATTATTTCAATAGCAGTTTTACTATCACTTATATATCTCATAAAACCAACTTCACCATGAGATTCTAAGAAGTTTTGTTTTACTTCATCATATGAATCTGTGGTACAAGTTACTGGTTTGTCTGACCGAAACACTTGAGGTCGTGTTTCTGGTTCTGGTGTATTATAGTCCTCTGGCGCAGCCAAAGCACTCCCACTAAACAGGAGCGCCGATAACGTCAGGGCCTTCTTCCAACTCTTCATTTTCTTTTTCCCATTGTTCAGTGAACATATCAATGGTTTCAATAAGAGGTTGCAGATATTCATGCTTCTCTTTAACAAACTCTTGAACTAGTCCATCTTCCGTTACAACAAGAATTACAATCTGATTGATTTCAATTCCTGTTCGTTCTTCAAACATCTCTGCATAGGCTGATGCCTGCATATAATATTCAAAATTGTAGTCATCTTTTCTTTCAGAACGTGAAGTCTTAAAGTCAATAATAGAAGGAACACCGTTCCATTCAGCAATGCAATCGACTCTACCAGCGAGTCTATACTTCTCACTCCATAGTCCACATTCTTGTGCGAAAATATTATTTATACTTTTTGTCAGAGTGGGTTTTAGTTGAGAGAACAAACACCAAGGCAAGAACTTCTGTTCTTCTTGAATAACCTCTTTGTTGTTAAGGAAATCTTCACACATATGGTGAACAGCAGTTCCACGGCCTGCGGCAGTTCGCATGATGTGATTGGCAACATCGTTACCTACACGTTCACGCCACTTTGCAAGTCCTTGTTGTTTCTCTTTACGAACACCTAATACGGTTGTAATAGAGGGATAGAACCCTGTAGGCGTATCATAGAAACGCTTACGCTTGATAGTTTTAGTTGATACCTCTGGGATATCTACTGGTACATGATTAAACATAATATAGTCCTTTAGTTATTAAACTTTTTTACCACCACGGCGCCACTGGTCAGTGGCTGGAACACGAATCATTCTCTTGTTCGTTTCGTTCTTGTTTGGATTAGGAATAGTCAACATGACATTCTTGCCCCTTAGAAATGCAGAGAGTTGATTTGTAATCCTCTCACTGCTCTGCATATAGTCTCTGCGAGTTGCTTTGACAATATCTCGTGCAACACATCTACGTTCACCTTTAGAAGTTTGTGTGCTTCTTGACTTCTTCTTACCCATTATTCATCACCTTCTGTTTTAATCTTACTGATAAGGTATTCTTTAACCATACCAGAACGAACAATATCACCAAGTGTAAATTCGATATTTGCAAAAGAGTCCATACCTCTTAGAATTTTCATAAAGTGTTGCATTCCGGCCTTATCAATATTCTTCTGCAAATCACTTTGAAAGAAATCACCACAGAACATAATTTTTGAATCCATACCCACACGAGTAATGATTGTATCCAGTTCATGGAACGTCAAGTTCTGTGCCTCATCCACAATGATGATTGCATTATCTAATGTTATACCACGCAAGAAGGAAGTTGTCAAGAACATTAACGAACCTTGACTCTTTAGTCTGTCATACAACATACTGAAGGCCTGTTCGTTGGGTTGTTCAAACATGAACTTTACCATATTCTGGTAAGGTACTTGGAACAGCGCTGTCTTATCTTCCTCATCGCCAGGCAAGAACCCAATCTCACGAGTTGGAACTGCACTACGAACAATGTAAACACAATCAAACTTTGTTTCGTTTCTCAACACTTCTTGCAGTGCAAGATATAACGTAATAAATGTTTTACCTGTACCAGCCGCACCGTACAAGAAAAGATTCTTATCGTTCTTATATTCTTGAAAGGCACGTTTTTGATTATCAGTAACAGAACTAACTGTTACCATATCATCAATACGAATGTCTTTTGCTTTTGCCATTAATTGCTTCTCCACTTATGTCGATGTTTGTCTACCACCTGTTTAGTCTTAACATCCTTAATAGACTTTTTTGCATACCTATCTGCAAGTGGACTATCTGGGTGGGCATCTGTAACTTTATTAAGAACCTCTTTCCAACCACCGTCAGTTTTACTATCAATTGAACCTGTTGTTGAAACAATTCCAAATGGTGTTGGTAGTTGAGATATATGAGGATTCTTTTCTAAGAGTTCTTCTCTACGAGAGTTGCTGATAAAATCATCAAACTCCTCACCTGTCTCATCATTTTTAAATCTATATGTTGGCATTATCTATTTTCTCTTCACTTAGTTCTTTGATCCTATTTAGGAGTCCATAGTAAGAAGCTGTCATATCCTTTAAATCTTCTCTTAGAAGATTGTTTTCAGTTTGTAATGCACCAATCTTTGCCCTCAAATCAGGCAACTCGTAATTTTGTACTGTCATACCAATAAGGCCTTTCTCTTTCTTTCCAAGTAGCAAAACGCTTCTTGGCAACACTGTAAAAGTTACGATATGCTTGAACACTATCATCCTTTACCATACACTCAGGAAACTGTTTCATTGCCTGTGGTACAGGTGTATGCCCCATAATACTAGATGGCATATTCTTTGGTGGTTCACGCAACATATCCCAATAATCTTTTGCACCATGTATTTTATTGTAGCGATGTTCGTACTCATTACAACATAGTATGTAGTAAGTAAACATCATAGAATAGTTCTCACGACACAAACGAACCCACTTGTTAGTAGGATGATTGACATGAGAAGCCTTGAATAAGATTTTCTCCATCTTTCTGTCTGGGTGTTTCCATCGTTTGATTCTTGCACCATTTTTAGTTCTATCAATATACTCTGTACCATCCAAAACACGATGTGCCGTACAGAGCATTTGTTTATACTCTGTTGGCATCTTTACAATATGTTTATCACAATGGTATTCAATAGACTTGAAAGGGTCTTCATCTAACCAAAATAAATTCATTCTACTCGCTCCCACCGATAAAAGATATGATCTTCAATCTCTATTGTTTTAGTCTTTGTCTTTGCCCACGCTGGTGATACATAGTCTGCATGATAGTGTGTTGCACCCTCTGTAATATCCAGTACTTGTAGTGTACCAGAAACAATACCCTTTGTCAACAGATATATGTGATTCCAAGTTTCTGTATCATATATCTTATCAGATTTACCATCACAATACCAAGAGAACTGGCAACGATGCCTTACAGGTATCATTTCGCCAGTACCCTTCCAAGTTGGGCGATGCGGCCCTTCCTTCACCACCTCACATACAGTGTTAGGATAACGAGGGTCATTTACACGATTTATCGTTACTGATATAACCGCCATCTGTCCAGCAGTTGGTTGGTTTCGTGCTTCGTGATATACGTTGTCGGCAAGACAAATTGCCTCTTCGACAACGAATTGGTTTCCTTGTGGTATCGTCACATCATCTGCAAAGGATGGCTCTGCGGCGATAGACAGGAAAGACAGCATCAACTCTTTAATCACTTGTAAGTATCTCCATATTGGTTACTGATTCTTTTGAATCATTACTGTGTTGTTCATTTACAGACTCGTCAAGTTCTTTCCAAGCCTTGGTTGAACGTATCTTTGATAAGAGTATCCTATCCTTACGCAGACGGTTCATAATAATCTTATTCGCCTCTTTGTCTGAATACTCCAATAAAACATATGCACGATACTGTGTACCATTAGCAACCACTGAACTCTCAGAAACTTTGTAACCAGCAACATCTACATCTGCAATGATGTTTTTAGTTGCCTTCTCTACTTCTGATAGAATAGAAGTATCTGTTTCTTCTGAACCAATCTTTGCAACAAAACTTTTGGTTTGAGAACGAACCCTACCATTAATCCTGTCTGCAAGAGTTGTCTTTGCATTCAACACTGCAATATCTACAGTCAATTGCAAGTCTGGTGTGACAGCAGTTCCTACAGAATAGATTGCAGTCTCACTAGTTGGTGGTTTCAAGAACCACTTAGGCATAACCTCAATCTGATCGACTACGGCCTGTGCCTTGTATTCGTATACCTCTTTGGCAACGATACTTTGTGGTGGTACATTTGTCAATGTCTCCACAGTTTTTGTTGAACTACAAGCCCCAAGTAGTGCTGTGCATCCAACTAATATGATCTTATTCATGTTATATCCCTTCTAAAAGTTTCACTAGATCATCACGCATTCCAGATTCAGTGAACAAGTCACCTAATACTGAACCGATTTGTGGGTAGTATGTTATTAGAACAATACCCAATATAATTCCTACAATCAACTTTAACATTAGTAACAGTCCGTTCCACCTGTTTGCCAGTTCGCATAACACTTACCACGTTTGTTTCTGTGTGGGTCGAAAGAGAGTGTTATGCCTCCAATAGTAAAGCCTTGATTACTATTTGGTATATACTGTACCACATTAGATGGCGTTACGTCAATAACTTTTCTAGAAATAATTCTTTCAGTAACCACTGGTTCAGTAATGATACGTTCTGTAACTACAGGCGAACTCTCAGTAATAGTCACTTCTGGTTGTGGGGCTGCAGCATGGACAGGCAACTCTTCTTTAGTAGAACAGTTCATCTCTGTTCTTGCTGTCAAAACTTCTGGTGAAACCTCACCGATTACTTTTTTCTTTGCCTTGATAGTCGCTTGTTCACAGGCGTCATTTTCTGTCATGTCAGGCCCAAAAACATAGTTACCTTCAGTGGGATATGTAGTACCTTCAATCGTTACATCCATAGTCATAACGCATTTTCTGGTATCGTCAACATATGGAAAAACCTTCTTGTCTATATTAGAAGTCTTTTCGATTTGTTGTGTCCAATTAGTCTCTACTGTCTTATCGTACTCACAAGGTGCTTCTGCAAACGCTGGATGGCAACCACTAAGAGATGCGATAAGAAGAGCTGTTGTAGTTTTACCCAACATTAAACATTTCTCCTATTCTATCACCAATACAATCATTCCTATATTTACACTTCTGGTAAATTTCAATCACCAACTCGGGCGTAGATATACAACCAGATAGTGCAAATATAATCAATAATGAACTAAACCTTTTCAAAACCACAGGGAGCAACTTTATATTTTGTAGTTCCAAACAATATCTGATCGCCAACTGATGTAGAACGAATTCCCATTCCATCGACAATCTCACCCATAACAGTGACATCTTCGTTACCATCTTCTGGCATCTTCAATGACCAACTGTCAAAGATATTCTGTGTCCAACGGTACGCATACTCAAGAGCCTCTGTACCAACTCGTTCACCCACTTCAACAAACGCAACTGTTCGTGGGGTATCTTCAAATGCTGTATGAATAACTGCAACTTGTGTCATAATATAATCCTCTCTCTTACTGATAATATGCCCAACCTTCATTCCACATACTAGAGACTGCATCTTTGGCAATCTCAATGTCAAATGAGGTTTTCAATTGAAGTGCATCAACTACAAAAGTCTGCACCTCTGAAACATCTTCTGATTCAGAAATCTTCTCTTCCAAACCTTCAACTGAATAGACATCCTCTTCAATGTCCATAATGTAACCTTTTAATTTACCCATAATATAATCCTCTCTTTTTCATCTTACATAGCTACTATAACAGACAGTCAATACATTGTCAAGTAGTTTTATAGTATTTTTTGTAGATTGTTGCTAATTTACCTATCTCTGGATGTTTTCTAATCCACATTCCTGTATGTGCTTGAAAGTGGTTTTTGAAGAACCTATCCATCAAATCATTTCCAGTTTTTTCCTCTGGGTTTATCTTCAAACTCAATTCATCAAACTGATGGTCTGACATGATGGCATCATCCTCAAACTCATATGCATATGCGGCTATTGATAACTTAATCCTATTTCTTATTTCCTTAGAGTACATCTGCATCCCATACTAGTTGTGCAAGATTGTCTTGCAGTTTGTACGCTTCCTTTTCCCAAGGTAAATCATAGTAAGCAGTCTTGGGAGTAATCTTCTTACCCTTCCACTTCTTACCATAACCACAAGTCTCTTTACGGGCGTACTGTTTAACATGAACCATCTCGTGACAGATAGTAGTCACAAAATCTTTCAGTGTCAGTTTGTTGTGAATGTCAATCGTAAATTCACGATTAGTATCTTCCATCATACACCAACCAACAGCATCACCTGTCAGTTTCTTGATGTTGACTGTAATCTCTAATGTTCTCATTCTGGGCATAAGAGCTTGAATCATCTGTCCAACAACTACTTCAGCAGTATGTTTCTGAAACTTGTTTCCACCGATAACTTCAATGTAGTTCATACGAATCACTTCTCACTTTCTATATAGATCATACCATTGTTTTCATAACAAGTCAAGTCTTTTTTAATTAAATGCAATCAAACTTAACAACAAGGTATTCAAGGCAAATCCAATCGCATTAGATACAATGTACAAAGTATCTTTGGCGTATATCGCCCTTACTAGGAACAAGAACAATCCTAACCATACTAATAGTATGAAGTTCAATGGTGGCAAGTTAGTTGACCATCCCATTAGAACAGAGATTGATGTTGGAGCAGTCGCTCCGTGGATGAGAATCATTCCTAACCATCCACATATTTCTGGTATATTCAAATTTTTA